AGCCTGATACAAGAACACAGGCACAGAAGTGGGAAGACGCACAGAAGATTTCAGATAACCTAAAGCAAGGTATTACAGATACAGCATCAGGCGCTTGGGAAGGCGCTAAAGACTTATTCTCTCGTGGCGATGATGTTGTTGCTAAAGGTTTTGATACAACAGGTGATGTTCTTGGTCCTTTGTATAAGAACATGCGTGGAAACATGAAGCGCTCGGCACAAGGCAATGTAACAGGATATGATGAGACGCAAGGCATATTGAGACACATCCCTAGCAATATAGGCTCAAGTATCGGTAAAGCCTCTGATGATTTGTTTACAGCAGGAGAAAATCCTTTAGAGACAGCAGACGCTATTGCTAGTTTAGTATCAGGCGCTGTACAACACGCATTACCTGATGATATGGCTTGGAATGAAGAATCAAAACAAGTGGCTACTGCGTTCGCAGACTACTACAAGACTAGATACGACCCTGAGAACGGATTCCACAATCTAAGGAAAGAGTTAGCAGAAGACCCTATGGCGGTTGTTGGTGATATGTTTGCTTTAGGATATATCACCAAAGTAGGAGCGGTTAAAGCCGCATCTATTGTAAACAACCCTGATTTCCTAGATAAGGTAGAGTCTATGTCTAAGGCAATAGACCCAACTAACCTAGGACCAAGTAGTAAGATTGACGATGGTGTACTAGGTCAGACACCTACTAAGTCTCTTTATCACACAGCAGACGAGTTAGGAAAAGAGGCTTTGGAGTATGATGATATTAATGAGTTTGTTACAAAAGTGTATAAAAGGCAGAGTACCCAAAAGCACGCTATTAGAAGTTCTATTGCCAAAGACCTTGGTGGAGAATACTCAGGAAATGTTGAAGTGCCTGAAGGTATTGCTAATAGTATTGGAGACCGTGGAAGTAGAATATCGGTAGATGGAAACGATGTGTATTTTCATATAAGTGTTGAAAAAGACATAGGTGGAAACAATGTAATATTTTTGCCAAACATCGCTGTTGTAGGTAAAAACCAAGGATTGGGAACAAAGTTTATGAATGCGATGAAGAACTTTTCCGATAAAACATCTCAAGACATAGTTATTTACAAAGTAACAAACGATGATTTCTTTAGAAAATTTGATTGGCTAGAAGAGACGGAGTTGGGTGGTAGCTTTAAATATAAAGCAAAAAAAGGTAATGAATCATTAGGGTTAGGTCAGTTAGACGACATTTGGAAGAAGGCACACAAGAGCAACCCAGTAACAGATGGTGTATTAGGTCAGATAGGTAAAGCGACAGACCCTATGAATTTTAAGACTGCTGATGAATTTATTAAGGCTCAAGGCACTCTTGTTTATCATGGCGGAACAAAGATAGATAAAATTAGCAATATAAGCGATGATTGGGGTGCTTTCTATATGTCAGACAACCCAACTTATGCTAAATCATTTGGTGGTAATAAATCAGTTGTAAATGAAATGGTGTTAGATAAATCCGCTAACCTTGTTGATATGAGAAAACCGTCTGCTAAATTAGTATCTGAAATAAAAAGTAGATTAAAAAAAGATAATGCAGTTTTTACTGATAGTCGAATAGTTGAAGGAATAAAGGATGGAAAAGCGCATTTTTCTGAATTGCCCGAAGTTAAGGCTATATTGAAAGAATTAGGTTATGACGGTCAGATTACATCTGAAGTTCCGTGGGCTAAAAATATTGGGGTGTGGAATAAAAATGTTATCCAAACCAAGCAACAACTAACTGATACATGGAACAAAGCCCATAAAGTTGACGATGGTGTACTAGGTCAGACTCTAGGGGCAACAGATGAAATCACAGAATTACAATCTGAGATAAAGCGCCTTAAAGGTTTAAGGGGAAAGGATATTACACAACGAACCATAGATGAACTCAGATGGGCAGAAGAAGAACTTTTAAAACTAAATCCGCTTGTTGCTCATCATAATATGAGTTCAGAAGCATTAAAAAAACATAGTGAATACGGTGGCGATATAGCAATGCCATCACTCGGAATATCTAAACCCGATGCTCCGTTTGGAGTTACAAGAGATACTACATTTGGAGAAATTGCGTTGTTAGGTGATAACAGTTTAATTGACCCTAAGAAGTCTAACACTTTTTCGTCAGACGCTTATACAGGACGCTCACCAAGAGAGATGGTAGTGTTTGATAAAGATGTAGAGAAGATTAAAGATGCTTTAGGTGCTGATACACTTAAATTCCATAATCGTGCCTTATATGATAAAGGTCTGCACGAACCTGAGTGGTTGGCAATAGATTTAAAAACACAAGAACTATTAGAAGCAAGAGGCTATAAGCCTGAAGATTACCCATCTTTCTTATCTATGAAAAGACAAGCAACTGAAGATTTAGGATATAAAGAGGTTTCCTACATAACTGTTGAAGCTACTAGAAATCCTGTGGAATTAGGGGAAATGAAAAGACTTATATTGCCTGAATCGGGCAGTAAGAAAGAGTTTACACCTAAAAGGGCTTTAACAGAGATGAGAAAGCAAGGCGGACACAAGAAAGGCTCAGAAAGAGAAATAGGAGACTCTGACTTCTTACATGACTCAAGAGCAAGAGCGATAACGTCTGAGAAATATCAAAGTCTTGATAAACTTGTAAGTGAAAGAAACAGGGTTCAAGAGCGAAGTCAATATACACACCTTGAAGACGGATTTAGTAATATGTTTGACAATACGGTCAAAAAAATTGAAGATGTTTTCAAAGCAAATCGTGGCTTAAAAACCAGTGAATATAAAGACGGAAACAAAACCCGTATAAACAACCTAAACAGGTTAGACACTCTCCAAGTAATTCAACAGGTCTTGCTTGGTGAAAAAATCCCTGATTTCATGCAACTAAACACATCTGATATAGTAAAAATCAAACAACTCGTTAAGCCGTTGGAGAAAATGGGTAGAGAAATGCCTACCGCTTATTTTGAGTCTAAGCCAAATAGAATTGTTAATATCGGTGAGTTTAAGACTGCCATTGTTCCAAAAGGCGACACAGCATCTATAAAGCGTTTAGAAAAGATGGGTATTGAAAACATCATAGAGTACAAAGACCAAGAGGGTTATCTTAGTGCGTTTAAAAAGAATCCTGAGTTGTTCTTCTCTAAGGCAATAATACCTACAAGCGGTCTATTAGGTGAAGACGCTATCAATGTTGAAGCAGAAGAAGAAGAGCCTGTTAAAGACGGCATCCTAAACAACGTCAAGTCATGGAAGCCTAACAATAAACTATCTCAATTCGTTAAGATGATGGAAAACGACCCACTAAGAGTGGGAAATACCAAGGTCACAGAATATGACGATGTAGGTCATAAAGCCAAAGGCTATGGCACTAAGTCAGGGTTACTTGCTCAAGATACAGAGGCAGAAGCATCTAAGGCGCTGAACTCACAATTAGTCAAGGCAAACAAAGCAGTTGACAGATTGGTTAAGATAGATTTAAATGAAGACCAAAGGAATGCTCTAGTATCATTAGTCTATAATGTAGGTGAAGGCGCATTTGCTAAATCTAATGCCCTAAAAGCACTAAACAATGGTAATATGAAGACATTCTTGAAAGAAGCGTTCGACCCTAAGATAGGATTTGTCAAAGCAGGTGGTAAGATTAGCAATGGCTTAGTCCGTAGAAGAGCGAGAGAAAAGAGCATTTTCACAAAGGGTAACTATGGCAATTAATACATTCACAACGCTAAAATCAGCAATAGCAGACTTCTTAAACAGAGACGACTTAACATCGGCTATCGAGAACTTCATCGCATTGTCAGAAGCACAGATTAACAGAGATATTCGTCATTGGAAGATGGAGACTAGAGCAAGTGGTCAACAGAGTGCTAGTGATGAATATTCACAGATTCCTACTGATTGGATGGAGACTATTAGATTCCACATCACAGACAACGGAACATCACCTCTTGAGTTAATATCAAGAGCAGCTATGGCAGACAAGAGAGCCTCTAATAATGATGCTATAGGAACACCAACACATTACACTCACGCAGATGGTCAATTTCAGTTCTACCCAACACCATCAAGCGAGATAAACACAGAATTGCTTTACTACGCTAAGACAACTGCTCTTAGTTCAAGTAATGCTGATAATTGGCTTTTACTAGAAGCACCTGATGTGTACCTTTATGGCGCACTACTACATTCAGCACCGTATCTAGGAGAAGACGAGAGAGTCGCAGTATGGGCGCAGATGTATTCTGCTTCTGTGTCACGATTAAACGAAGCATCTGAGATTGCTAGATTTAGTGGCTCAGGCTTAAAACTTAAAATCAGAGGACAAGGATAATGTCATTTACAAACTTTTTAGAAACAGAAATCTTAGACCATGTATTCGCAGGCGCGGCTTACACAGCACCAGGCACGCATTACTTGGCTTTATACACAGCAGCACCAGGTGAGACAGGTGGCGGTACGGAAGTATCAGGCACAGGTTACGTTCGTCAATCAGTAGCATTCACTACATCAGGCAACACAACTTCAAATAACGCAGCGGTTGAGTTTCCAACAGCAGGCGCTTCTTGGGGTACAGTAACTCACGTAGGTGTATTTGATGCTTCAACATCAGGCAACCTAATGGCTTACGCTGCACTTACAACATCTAAGACTATTGACTCAGGTGATGTGTTCCGTGTTCCTAATGCTGACCTAGATATAACGCTAGACTAAGATGCTATACGGAGCGTTTAAATACGGTCAAGCAGCATACTCAACAGCGGACCTTGAAGAAGGTGTAGTACCTATTACAATGACGAGTTCTGCTTCGGCAGATAGTCAGAGAGTAAGAGAGTCAGGTGCAATAGTGATGGGCGATTCGTCTATTGTTACGGTAGGTGTAAAGGAAGTAAGTGCTTCAGCTAGTGTATCAATAAGTTCTTCTGCTTCTTGTGATGGTGCTAAGACTATGTCAAGTGGTGGACTAACGTCAGCTT